CGTAGTTCGCGGTGATGAGCCGCTTCTTCTTCCCGCCCTTCCTCGTCTCCAGGCCGAGCTTGACCTGCCCTGGGCGGGGCACAACGAGTTTCGACGCGGTCGACCCCGGCCACACCAGGGACCGGACCGTGGTGTTGTCCTCCAGCGCGGAGAACTTCACCGTCGCCTTGAAGTTCTTCCGGGAGGTGGCGACCAGGATGCCGCCCCATGCGTAGAAGTCGTCCTTGTCCTCGTCGCGGGAGTGGCTGAACCCGTCGGAGCCGTCGAGGAGGCCGACGAGGTTCCACTGCGCGCTGAAGTCGGTGTCGATGTTGGCCGGGTTGGTGGCACTGAGTGAGCCGACGTACACGTCGGCGTCAGCCCAGATCGAGGCATTCGAGGTGTCGCCGGACATGGCGGTATCCCTTCGGGGCGTTGCGGATGGGTGAATGTGCGGTTCACCCGCCCCGAAGGGGCAGGACGACTAGTTAGAGCAGTGAGGCGGTGAGGTTCGCGCGGACCGTGAACGTGACGGTGAAGCCCTGATTTCGGACGTCACGACCGGGCAGCGTCCCGGTGAGTGACTGCACCGACGCAATCGAGGTATCCCCCGGATGGGAGAGCAGAAGGGCTTGGCACAGGCCCGCGAGCGTCTTGGCTGACGTTGGTTTCGGTGCCCACACTGTGACCCGGACCGTGGCCCGCGACAGGCTCGGATAGGCGTTGATAGACCCGTCGTGCTGGACCTGAACGAAGGACGTGGAACCCGTGGCCTGCCAGTCACCAGGAAGATCCGTCCCCACGCTCACCGTCTCGCCACGCGCCGCGAGTTTCGTCGTCAGGTAGTCCACGACCAGCCGCTCCGGGTCGGCGAACGTCGCCAGAGGCTTCACCGGGACCGGACCTCGAGCCCGGCCGCGGACGCGGCGCGGGTCAGCAACCCGTCACGGGCCTGCCACGTCATCGCTCGCCCGTCCATCACCCATACCGACGCGGCGGCACGGTCGGTGACGTAGGTGTGGACCTCGACCTCAGCGTCCGGGTGCTGAGCCCGGACGCTGCCGGCGATCTGTTCCGCGAACGACGCCACGCTCTGTGCGGGAACCGACTTCAGCCACGAGTCGATTCCCCCGTGGTCCAGTTTCAGCTCGACCTTCTTCGCCACAGACATCACCCCCTGAAGACGTTCGCTCGGATCTCGACGCCGGGACGCCACCCGGTGATCGGGTTCGCCCACTCGAAGCCGTCGCCCACCACCGTGCATGTCTGACCTCGTACCTCGATCAGGTCAGTGGAGACCACGTCAGTGCCAGATGGGGCAAGGATCGTGTAGTCCACCGATACCGGGTCACGGCCACGGCCGACAGGCTCCTCGATCACACCCTTGTACACCGCGCACTTCTCGATGTCGGTGCGGGTCGTGGTGCCCGTGACGGGGTCGCCGTACTTGTCCACACCGCCCGGTGTGGAGCGGACGCGGACGACGGTCTCCCCGTAGGCGAAGTACATCTATGCCTCGAAAGTGCACGGTTCGCGGTGCAGGCCCCGGATGTACCCGCCGACCATCCCGGTCGCGAAGCCCCGGTCGTTGGTCGACACCCAGCCCGGTAGGCGTGGCAGGCGGTCCAGGAACTCCTCGGCGTCGGGACCGATCTTCGCGTTCTCCCCCCGCGCACCCGCACCGCACCCGGCGATCGGGTAGAAGCCCGGATAGTCGCAGGACACGTCCGCCGGGTACGCGGCCAGCGCCTTCCGAAGGTCGTGGGTGCGGAACCGCAGCGGGACGTGCGTCTCGTAGCAGTCGATGTCCCCGTGGCCCTGCTCGGCCATCCAGCGGGCCGTGTTCTCCACAGCGCGTATCCACGTGTTGCTCCGCGAGGTGCGGCCCCTGCCGGCCTCCTGCGCCAGGTAGTCGGCGGTGGAGCCCATGTGCACCGCCTCCCACGTGATCGGGGCGACGGCGATGGCGTCGTCGTTGAGGACCACGACCTCACGCGCCACGCCCTGATGGGAGACCAGCGCCTCGACCTTGGCCCGGATGGACGCGAACTTCTCCCGCGGGTCAGGCTCAGCAACCTCGATCAGGTCGGCTCCGGTGACCCACTCGGGCATGACGCCGACGATCCACGCCTTGCGGTACGTGCCCTGCCCGTAGGCCGCGACGGACCGCATCGAGTACCGCAGGAGCTCGTTGTCGGTCTCGTGGACGAGCCACGCGATGTCAGGCAGGGACATTCATGCCTCCCGGTAGTCCACGAAGTCGCAGGAGCCGTCGTAGCGGGCCAGCATCGGCTTGTTCGCGGCGGCGAGTGCTCTACGGTCGGGCGTCGAGGAGGTGTGCCCCTCCTGGTCCAGTGCGTGCCACAGCCGGGTGGAGCCTTGGACGTCGATGTACGGGTGCGGGGTCAGTCCGGCGCGGTAGATGCGCCGCGACCACTCGATGTGCTCATACCCGAACGGCGACGGCCAGTCGGTGCGCATCCCACCGACCCGCTCGATCACACTGCGGCGGGCGTACAGGATCACCCCGTGTCGCCTGGACCGGGCGACCCACCCGTCGCGCTCCTCGCGCACCGTCCCGTCCCACAGGTACTGAAGATGCGGCACCGCGGACGCGATGTAGGGCGCCGCCCAGTCTGCCGTGACGGGCCATACGTCGTCGTCAGCGAGGAACAGATGTTCACATCCCGCGTCCATCAACGCGGCGATGCCCGCGTTCTTCGTGACCGCCACACCCCGACCGTCCCGGTCGTGGTTGACCACCAGCACGTCCGGCAGGAACACGGCCCACGCCTGAAGTGCCTGAGCCAGGACCTGCGGGCGCTGCCGGGTGGAGACCGCGACCCCGATCACGCCAGGAGCCACGGGAACCGGGCGGCGCAGCCGGGGACGTCGTCAGTCAGGCGCAGCGCAGAACGCCCCAGGTAGTCCATCCGGTCGGCGCGCATCTGGTCGAGCCGCCCGATGTACTCGCCGGTGTCGTACTCGCTGTGCGCGTAGGCGCGGATCTTCCCCGCCACGCTCTCGGTCGTCATCAGGTTGGTGAGGTGCCAGCCCACCGCGGTCGCCGCGGGCCAGGACCTCCATGCGGAACGCCGTGCTGCGTGCGCACCGCCGGCCAGCTGGTCCCATGTGCCGATGACCGGCTGCTGCCGGACCGGGCCGGGACTCTCACCAGGCGCGTGGAGCACCGTCTCCAGGTTCATCGCCCACTGCCGGTGTGACGTCAACAGGCGCATCGGGCCTCCCGACGGCACCCGCTCTCGTGCCTCGGCGATGGCGTCCGGGTGCGGGATCTCGTCGCAGTCCGCGACCAGGTACAAGGCATCCGAGTAGCGGCCGCGCGCGACGGTGAGGGACGCGTCCCGGTGCGCGGCCTCCGCGGCCCACGGGTCGGCTAGACCGCTGATATCCACGGTGACGGCCGTGACACTGTCCAGCGGGACGACCTCACGCGGTTCACCGCGGAACGTGTGCGTCCCCTGAGTGACCACGTGCTCGTCGACCACGCCGTCGAGTTCGGCGAGCCGCACCGCGAGAGCATCAGCCTCGTAGGCGTACATGGTGACGTCGACGACCCTCATGCCTTGCGCAGCCCGACCAGGTTCGCGGTGATGAGCATCCGGTCGATCGCGTAGCCGGGAGCGCCGATCACCTTGCGGCCGTCGCGGCATCCCCGCATCACCTCGTCGACGAGCCGCTTCAGGTAGTCCACGGCCGTGCCGTCCGCGCCAGGGGTCGGGTTACCCCCGTACTCCGGCAGGTACGACGTCACCAGGTCCTCGATCAGGTACCAGCCGCCGGACGTCAGGTGCGGCCACAGGATCTGCAAGGACCGGATCGTCAACGCGTTCACGTGCGACGCGTCATCGACGACGACATCCCACCCACCGGTGGAGATCGAGTCCAGGAACGCCCGATCATCCTGCGACCCATGATGGAGCGTCACACCGTCCGGGACGACGTCCGGCTCCTTGGCCTGGACCTCGACGATCTCGACCACGGCGCGGGTGAAGTACTCGCGCCACATGCGCGCGGACTCCCCACCGCCGCGAGGCTTGTTGTAGCCACCCCAGCCGAGCTCGAGGAACCGGATCGGCTCGTTGCGCAGCGGGGAGAGGATCTCGTCGTAGACGTGCGTATAGCCGTGCCACGTCGCCTTGTCGGTCCCGTGCTTCAGGCCGAGCTCGTGCAGTCTCACGCCCACCGCTCCTCGTACAGTGCCCGGTCCGCTTTCACGTCTTGACCGAACTCGCCCGGCCCGAATCCGCCGCGCGCCAGATGCTCGACGTCGACGTCGACGCATGTCGGCCACGATGCCCGCCGGTACAGGTCGTCGTCGGAGTACCACCACGTGTACGCCGGGTCCGGCCGCAGGAGGTCAGGTCGCACACCCCAGCACCACCCGGAGACCGGCGTCGGCGCCTTCGCTGGACGTCCCGGCACGTACACCAGGTCCGCGTCGTCCAGTGCCGTCAACAGTGCGCGCAAGGCAGCCGAGGAGGTGCGGACGTCGTCGTTCAGCACCAGCGCGGGACCGTCCGCCACATCCAGGCCCGTGTTCCACCAGTGGCCGATGTTCCTGCGGTAGTCACGCAGGTTGACGACCCCAGGTGCATCCGCGTGTCCCGGTTCGGTGTGGACCAGCACGACCGTGGCGACGTCGGATGCCGCCTCGATCAGTGACCAGAGCGAGTCACGCTCAAACCGTGTCGGGATGACGACATCGCTCACGACGAGGACGAACTACCGCTGGACGAACTGCTGCTGGACGAACTGCTCGAGGACTCATCCGCGAGCAGGTCGACGGTGAACGCCCTCTGCGCGCCGATCCCCAGGTCGGACTTCTCGGACTTCGACAGGTACAGGTCACCGGACGGGTTCGCGAACGACACCCCCAGCTGGAACGGCCCGCCCGACTGCTGCTGCTGCGTCACCCCGTCCAGATCCGCCGGCCCCTGCATGACCCGCTTCACCATCTGACAGACGACATCGGCGACCAGGTCGGCGTCGACGTCACCCGCGGCGATCGCGGCATCAATGTCCCGGCGTGCCGCCCGGACCTTCCGCGACGCCCTCGCCAGCAACACCACCGCCCGGTCCTGCTCGGCGGTGGTGAGGGCACGCCATCCCCCGGCGAGGGTGTCGACCGTTGCGAACGGGTCAGCCATGACGTGCCCTCCTCCCGCTCAGACTCAGCTCGACGAGGACGAGGAACCGTCGTCGATTGTCAGCTTGCCGTGAGCCTTCTCGTTGCCGTAGATCAGGCCGATCTCCCCGTAGATCTGCACCTTGTCGGCGGACCCGGTCTTGGCCAGCGGCTCAGCGAAGAAGTGACCCTTGCCGGGGATCTCCAGGAACGCGGGGGCACACTGCTCCAGGGATGCAACCGCGAGCTGATCGGTCGGCATCCACCGCTCCAGCATGATGTTCGCCTTGCCGAAGTCGGTCTCGAACGTCTGCAGGTTCACACCGCCGACATTGCGGGACTGCTCCTCGTAGCCGGCCTTCGTGACGAACGCGAGCGTCAGAGCGCGCTTCAGTGCCGCGTTGACCAGGATCGTCCGAGTCTCGGACTCCTGGATGCCCCCGTTGGTCCACACGGTCTGCATGAGGTTGAGCACGGCTTCCTTGAAGTCCGCGATCTCGTTGTCCGTCCACGTCGCGCCCGCCTTGTCGACGTAGGTCCCCGTGTTCGTGGAGATCGCCGCGAGCAGGCCCCGGGTCTTGCGAGCGGAGTTGGCGTCCGACGGCAGGCTGTACGTGCCCTGCAGGAAGGACTTGTCGACGTCCCTCGCGATGTTCTTCAGTTCCTGCGTGATCTGCCACGGCAGCTCGGACTGCACCGGCTGCGTGCCGAGCTGGACGTCCGCGGCGGACCCGGTGGAGATCTGTCGGGTGGCGCCCTGCTTCGTGTAGGAGACCGACGTCTGCTCCTGGTGAATCTCAACCACGTTGCTCACCGAGAACCTGGCACGGCCCTCGGTGGTGGGCGCGTCGGCGCCCTCCTTGCGCTGCCGGGTCGCGTCGGCGTCCCGCAGGTCGTAACCCTGCCAGGTGAAGACGGTGGACCCGACGGACTCCCCGCCGGTCAGTCCACCGATCGCGGACAGAAACGGGGTGTCCTCAGGGGACGCGGCGAACAGTTCGCCGACGAAGTTGGGGAGGTTGTACGTGGTCCCCAACGCGGTGATGCCGGACATAGTGACTCCTCAGGTTTCAGCGCTTCGCGCCGTCATGTGCTTCGGTGAGGAGCAGCGCCTTCAGTCCCATCACCCGGCTGTTCGCGTCGCGCCGTTCGGGTGTCCCGTAGGCGTGCTTCGCGGCCTCCGCCTCGGCAGCAGCGATCTGCTGACCGAGAGGGATGTTCGCCGGGGTCTGGGGTGTCTTGCCGATGGTCGACACGACACCAGGCGGCTGCTCCTGTTGGGTTCCGATAAGCGGCTTGAGCTGTGTGGCGTGCGCCGTCAGCTCCTCCTTCGTCGAGCCGCGCAGCAGGTCCGCCGGGACGCCGGTCTCCGTGGAGACCTCCTTCGCCCATGCGGCGACCTGCTCGCGCTGCTTGTACTCGTTGAGCTCCGACTGGGCCTTCGTGAGTGCGTCGGCCTGCTTCTGCGCCTCGGTTTTGGACGCCTCTTCGAGATCGTCGAACTTCTTGGCCTTCTCGAAGTTCTCCTTGGCGCGCTGCTCCCACTTGCGAGCCTCAGCCTTGAGCTGGCTGAGCTCATCGGCCTCCTGTGCAGGGGGCGTGGCGGGCTCGGCTGGTGTTGCCTGTGCAGGCGGTGCGGGAGTGGGGGCTGCGGGGGGCGTCGCCGGCGCGGCGGCAGGGGGCGTGGTCTCGGTCGGGGTGGTGCTCATCGGTTCCTCCCGTGCGGGATCGCCACGAGGTCCATGCGGACTGTCGTGGTGGGGGTTTGGTGCTTCCGCCGTGCGGCGGGAAGTCAGAGGTTGTCCGCGATCCATTCGCGGGCGCGCGCGTTATCAGCAGCGCGGGTCTGGTCGTTGCGTCGGCGTGTGGAGGCTCGGTACTCGTCGACGTCGAACACGTCGGACGGCCTGCCCCAGGATGGCGCCGCCTGGCAGCCGCAGTGGTCGTGCGCGCCGAACCGCACCGACGACTCGGAGTAGACCGCACCCCGGCCGATCAGCATCCGGCAGAAGTCACACTCCCCGACGCCGGTGCGCATCCAGCCTTCCGCGCGAGGATCAGCCGCCGTGGAGTCGATGACGCTACGCCGGGAGACGTTCACGATCCGCCGCTGCGCCCCACCGAGGATCAACGCCTGCATGGTCGTCAGATCGGTGGCCTCACGTGCCGCCCACGAGGTGAGGGACTGCGCACCCGCATCCGGGACGACCGCCGCGACCGCCGCGAACCGGCCCCGCACCTGCA